ACCGGAGCAGCCTGTCAACGAGGGACTGCGGAACTAGCCTAAGACATGGGTGATAGACAACTTAGGCCAGGATGAATCGTTGCCTTATGGGGCGCATAGGCTAGATTGTTTTACTAATCTTTGCTGGTGCTAAAGTGATCATGGCTATCACCCTTGGGTAACCTATGTAAAAAAGAAATAGAAACTAAAAACTACCTTGCAAACTATTTCTTAATCATATATTCTCTGCAAAAGGAGAACAACATGACCTTAGATGATCTAGAAGAAGTTGCCCTTAAATGCGGAATGGTAAGAACCAAAAAAAATTGGTCGGCCACCGAATCACAATTGGAATGCTTTGCAAACAATTTGCTTGAAGCGTTTAGAGGGATTGCTAGAGACCAGCTAGTTCAATCCATTAAACGCGCAGCTGATTACGAGCGCGAACAATGCGCCAAGGTCGCTGAGATGTCCTGGTTTGAGGGCATGGAACAAGAGGACATAGCCAAAGCTATTCGTGAGCGGGGCGATGAATGATTGCCTATTCTGCTCAAACCCCGTCATTAATGGACTTTTCGTGGTTTATTTTGGTTGTTGCTATTTTGGCTTGTTTAGCTATTTGGTTGAGGGATAAATGACAGACTTTGATGAATTTTGGAAAACCTACCCACGCCGTGTGGCCAAGGGCGATGCGCGTAAGGCCTGGAAACAAACTGAGGGCATTCGCCCGCCGCTGCCGGAACTGTTGGACGCTATTCGGCAGCAGATGCGCTCGGACCAATGGCGTAAGAATGATGGCCAGTTCGTATGCTACCCCGCCACATATTTGCGCCAAGAGCGCTGGTCCGATGAATTAAAAGTGACCCTGCCCGGCGTGGTTGACGGTAAGGAATGGCATGAGACATGGCCTGGCATCGTGGCCAAAGGCAAGGAACTAGGGATTTTGGAAAGCCAGTTTGCTTTACCGCACGAATTTAAAGCTGCAGTATTTCGCGGATCGGTTAAGGCGGCATGAATGAGTTGGCTCTTTTCGCAGGCGCTGGTGGAGGAATACTTGGGGGACATTTGCTCGGATGGAGAACCGTCTGCGCAGTCGAATGGGAACCATACCCAGCAAGCGTATTGTGCGCCCGACAAAATGACAAAATTCTCCCGACTTTCCCGATTTGGGATGATGTTCAAACCTTTGACGGAAAGCCGTGGAGAGGAATTGTTGATGTTGTATCTGGCGGATTTCCCTGTCAAGACATTTCCTCAGCAGGACGGGGGGGGGGATTGAAGGCAAGCGGTCAGGAATGTGGAAAGAAATGGCACGCATCATTGGCGAAGTACAACCCCGATACGCATTTGTGGAAAACAGCCCAATGCTCACTACTAGAGGACTTGGAACAGTCCTTGGAAACTTGGCCTCGCTGGGGTTCGATGCGGAATGGGGAGTGCTTTCGGCAGCCGATGTTGGCGCAAATCACCTTAGAGAGCGGATTTGGATTGTCGGAAAGAACACCAAACAACATAGACTTTTTCCACACACTTTGCACAACAGGGATAGATGGGGGCAGCAACGGTCGGAAAGCATTAAAGAAACGAATGGAAACTTATCCAACTCCAAATGCGGGGATGTACAGAAATTTGAATTACAACATGGAACTGTGTTTCAAAAGAGCAGAGAAACATCAAACCGATTTAGCGATGGTATCGGTAATGCAGTTTGGTGGGCAACTGAACCCAGCGTGGGCAGAGTGGCTAATGGGCTGGCCGGTGCAATGGACAGAATTAAAGCCATTGGAAATGGACAGGTGCCTTTATGTGCAGCAACCGCCTGGAAACTCTTAATAAAAAGATTAAATGAACAATAAACTGACCGCATCCCAAAGAAACCACCTTACACGCATTAAATCGTTGCCCTGTGGCGTTTGTGGCGTGTCTGAACCCTCAGATGCCCACCATATCGAACAAGGCCTCCAATACCTCTGTATTCCGCTCTGCAAGGATTGTCACCAAGGCAGCCATAACGGCATCCATGGTCGCAAATCCATATGGAACGCAACCAAACAAACTGAACTAACGGTACTCAATGACACAATCCAAAAACTCCTCCGATAGACTAACCCTGCCTTGGCCACCCAAAGAACTGAGCCCCAACTACCGTGGGCATTGGGCTCCTTTAGCAGCTGCTAAGAAAAAGTACCGGTTTGCTGTCCGCATTCTGGCGCTGCAGCAACCAATACTGTTTATTGAACACATCGTAGAGGACGCTCCGATTTACTTGGAGGTAGAGTTTTACCCACCAGATAACCGGCCACGGGACCAAGACAACATGATTGCCTCGTTTAAAGCTGGACAAGACGGTCTGGCCGATGCCTGGAAGATTAACGACAAACGGATTAATTGCACATACAAAGTTAGCCAGCAGCGGGGCGGTATGGTAAAAGTAAGAGTTTTATAGGGAACTGTTTATTATGAAGAAGTTAAAACGCCGTCCAAGATTATCTCAAGACATTCTGTTGCTGCTTGAGCGATTACCTAATTTAACGCAGGCGCAAATTGCAGCTGAATTGGTTGCTAAACCGCATTCAATCAAAGCGGTATTATGGAAATTAGTGCATCGTGAAAATAAAATTGTTGCCACAAAAGGCGCAAAGGCAGATAAAATAACAGGGCCTAAGGTCATTAATATGTACTGTTTGAAGGAATTATGAAAGACATCGAAGCATTCTCGCTGGCATTGTTGAATTCTGCGACCTGCGCTCATTTGCAGCATTGGCAGACTAAAAGCTATGCGAACCATAAGGCCTTGGCCAAATACTATAACGCCGTCCCAGACCTCGTTGACCGGCTGGTTGAGTCGTATATGGGTCGATATGGTCCATTAGACGAATTCGAGGAGGAATTCGAGATTGATAAAGACCCTGTGCGGTACTTTAAAGCATTACAAAAATATGTCGATCAAAACAGAAAACACTTGCCAAAAGACACCGAATTACAGAATACTATTGACGAAATTACCGATTTAATTAATTCTCTGCTGTACAAACTGCAACAACTTTCATAAAGGAAATCAAAATGGCAAATACATTTGTATGCCCAAAAGACTGTAACGACAACCCAGGTCGCAAAGAAAAGACCAAAAACGCCGTAATGCAAGAAGGCAAAAACAAGCCAATGGGCGAAAAAATGACCATGAAAGGTCGCGATACCAAGATGGAAACAAACAATTCTGGCGAAATGTACCAGAAGTGAATTGCGGAAATTGCCAGTTTTTTCAAGGTACGCAGTTTGGCCATTGCCGGCGCTACCCTGAAACTGTAACCAAACAGGCTGGGATGTGGTGCGGGGAACATCAAGTCATTGTTCCTTTGCAGCCAATATTCACGGAATTGGCAGCCACTCCAGCACCTACAAAGGTAAGAAAAAATGCTAAAACCGCTGCGTGATCGAATCGTTGTAAGACCCATTGAGCGGGTTAAGAGCCAGGTGATTGATGTCATCATGGAAGAACTACCCAATATCGGCGAGGTATTGGCCGTGGGTCCTGGCGAGATTGATAAAAAGGGCAGACTTATTCCAAACCCAATTGAAATTGGGCAGCGGATACGATTTGGCGGGATGGAAGATTACCTGTCTTACCCTCGATTTGAGGACAATGGCGAAGAATTAATTGTGATGTCCTGGAAGGATGTCTGTTTTATTGAGGACAATAATGCCCAAAACCACTAATAAACCTATTGCGCGTACCACTACTGGTAAGGGTAAGAACTACCAACCCACAGCAGCTGGTGCGGGCATGACCGCTAAAGGAAGGGCGGCATACAATGCAAAAAATAATGCAAACCTTAAAGCACCTGCTCCAAACCCTAAAACAAAAGCTGACGAAGGCCGTAAAAAAAGTTTTTGCGCAAGAATGAGCGGAATGCCTGGGCCAATGAAAGATGAAAAGGGTAGGCCCACCCGAAAAGCAGCATCTCTTAAAAACTGGAATTGTTAACTAAAAGGAATTAATCATGTCAAATTCAAAATCAATCGGTGTAGCATATGCCGACCCACAGTTTGATAGTCTTATTGTCACGGGCGCAACCGAATTTCAGGGCGGACTTGACCTAACTGGTGGAGACCTCGACATCACCACAATCTCGGCCAGTACCGATGGTTCAACTAGCGTTGAGCCAGTATTAGTTAGCACAACAATGACCGGCACCGGTGGCGTTGGTGGTCGTGCTAAATTTTTAACAACCATCAACTCGGTTCTTGGTAGCTATTCAAACGCCCTGAAAGGTGAAGTTGTATATGGAACCTCTGGCCGTACTACTGGCTTGGGTTCTGCCGTTTTAGCTGAAATGACGCTATCGGCTGGAACTTCTGCTGGTAACTATGCCCCAGTTGAAATTGAATTAAATTGCGCATCTGGTGCGTCTACTGGAACAACAACTGCCCTTATTTATGCCAGTGTTAATGGCACAGGTGCTGCTACCGTAGACACTAATGGTTACTTATTGAATTTAGCTGGTGTAACCGTAGCAGGCGCTAAATTGGCTGCTACAGGCACAATTACCAATGTCAACGAAATTACGCATGGTTTGCGCGTAAAAATCGCTGGTAGTGACTATTACCTGTTAGCTGCAACTGCCGCTAATTTTAATGCATAGTGATTACTAAAGACTATTTACTACAGTTGAGGCAGGCATCCGTACTAGAACTTCAAGCGGCTTTAGAGCGGGTGCAGCAACAACGGGGCGCAATTGCGATTATTGATGCCTTACTGATAGAAATTGATAAAGGAAAAGACAATGGCAGCTAAACCTGGCTTGTACTCAAATATTCACGCTAAAAGGGAGAGGATAGAGCGCCAGAAGGCTGCTGGAAAGACTCCTGAAAAGATGAGAACGCCTGGCACCAAGGGCGCGCCAACTGCCAAAGCATTTAAAGAATCGGCTAAAACTGCGAAGAAAAAGTAATGCCGCTCATTAAAGACATTGGCAAAAAGGCTTTTCAAAAGAATATAAAGGCCGAGATTGCTGCGGGCAAGCCAGTTAAGCAGGCCGTGGCCATTGCGTACTCGGTTAAGCGTGAGGCTGCAAGCAAAAAGAAGAAGAAATAATGCCCCGCCTGTCAGACATATTCGACCCTAAAGTTGAGAGGCTATCCATTCTGCCCCGTCCGCGGGGTAGTTTGCCATCTGAGGGGCGCGGTTCTGTAATGAGCCCGCCAATTGACTATACCGACATCATTGCGCCACAGTTTTTGGTTGATCTGGTTAAGGCTATTGAAACACCAAGACGGGCCGCACAAGGCGAAGAAATTACGCCGCAAGAGGCAATTAATGTGGCTACCAATGTTGCCGGAGGTGGATTTGCTGCCAGCGGTTCAGCGCCAGCAAACGCACTAGGGATGTTTATTGGCCCTAAATCGGCTGCCTGGAATAAATCTGCATATGAAAAAGCAGTAGAAATGGAAAAAGCTGGGGCGCGACCCTCTGATATTTGGCGCGAAACCATGACGGCTCGTGGCTTAGATAAGAAATGGCGGCAAGAGATACCAGACAATACTGCGGTATTGGATATGTCTAAAATTCCGCAATCACCAACCAGAATAGATATTGCAAACCATTTTTTAGTTCAGCGCGGAATTGTTCCAAAAGAGAAGGCGGGTTTTGTTGGCGTAGGATCAAGTGAAACTTTAGTACCGGCTGCAGCCCAAAAAGAAGCATTGGCTTATGCCGATAACTGGTTATCAACCTTTGAACCACAATCGCAAAAGTTGACAGCAGCTTTTAAACATAATGCGTTGGAACAGGCTTATCCAGACTTAACTAACACATTAAGAGTTGCGCAAGAAATGCGCCCAGACATACGGGGAACTTATCTAGAAAAAAAGAATTTAGTTACTACAGGTGGAGCCATTTATACTGGCCAAACTGCTGAACAACAAGCAAACGCAGCTAGATCAACTCTGTTACATGAAATTCAACACGCAATCCAAAAGATCGAAGATTTTGGGCGCGGTGGCAACCCAGAATCTGCCAAACTAATTGCCCAAGCACAAATTAAGTCAGAATTAGCGCCATTGGCCACCCCATTTGCAACTAACCGTAAATATTGGGATGACTATGGCGCAGCTGCTAGATCAGAATATATGGTTCGTTTAGGAGACATTGCGACACGAGACAACATCAAACCAAGGACTATTTACAACCTATCAGATTGGTATAAATACGGCAATGATTACCGGCGTGAGGCTGGTCCACAACCTAAAAAGCCAGGCGCAGCCAGAGACGAATGGTTTAGGGGCGCGGCACAATTTATCCAAGACCGTAAATTTTCATCCGATGCTAAGTATCAAGATTTGCCTTACAACAACCTGCGGGACGCGAAAAACGCACAAAAACGGGCGATGACCCAGATCAAAAAGACCGATGAAGCTGCGCGTAAGTTTCAAGAATTAGGTGTAAAACAAAAAAGATTTGAGGAATTATCCGATACAGAAGCCTATAGGCGATTGGCTGGTGAGGCCGAGTCAAGACTGACCCAGACCAGAGAAAAGCTGTCTATGGAGGAGCGAAGGGCTAATTACCCATTCCTGGAGCAATATACCAAGCCAGTTTATGGCACAAGTGCGAACCCAGCACCATACGGGACTAAAGAGACAGTTAATCCCTATGGATTAGATGTTCCAGCTAAAGAAACTGTTGCGTATACCCAATTTAGCGACCCATTAGCAATGTTTCTAAGTGGGAAACCAACCCAAGACCCATTAGAGATGTTTATTGGACTTCCAAAGAGTCGATAACTTGACCGGTTTTGGCCATGATTAGGTCCATTGTGCGATTAAGAACCGCCAGCTGCTGCTCACCAGTTAGTATCTCAAACTCTAAAGAATAGATAATTTCCTGATCGGTAGATAAGTAAAGCAGTAAGTCATTCATTTTTGACCCTTTCTTAAAGCAATATGTTTTTGTAGGATATGCCAAAACTCCGATTTAATGATTTTCATAACTCCTCCATAAGAGTAAACAGTTTACAGTATAAGATTAACACAAACAACAAGAAACGATTTATTATTTAACTACTGGAACTTATTGATTGAGTTAATCACTATGGCCGCACCGATAGGAAATTCTAATGCTGTAAAGGGCAAGATGTTCTATGACAAGCTCCGCAAGGTGCTTACTCAAGAACCTCAAAAGCTGGAAAACATTGTTAAGCAGCTGATCAATCAAGCTGAACAAGGCGAGGCCTGGGCGGTGAAAGAGGTCATTGACCGGCTGGATGGTAAAGCCGTGCAGATCAACCAGATGGAAAACACCGATGGGACTCCGCTCTTAGCCGGCATTCAAGTTATGTTCGTAAAACCACAAGATGCTTGAGACTGTAGACGCAGTAGCTAGCGCCGAATTTCCCGTAAAACTGGCTTTTTTGTTTGAGCCCAAGAGATACAAGATTCTTTATGGTGGGCGCGGTGGCGCTAAGTCTTGGGGAGTTGCCAGGGCCTTACTGATTAAGGCAGCTAAAGACCCAATCCGAATCCTTTGCGCTCGTGAGTTTCAGGTCTCGATTAAGGATTCTGTCCATAAGCTGCTGACAGACCAGATTGACAGTCTAGGCTTAGAGTCTTTTTACGAGGTCACCCAGACCAGCATTCGCGGTAAGAATGGGTCCGAGTTCTTCTTTATTGGCCTTAAAAACAATATTACCAATGTCAAATCCTTTGAGGGTGTCAATATTTGCTGGGTAGAGGAGGCGCAGACTGTTTCCAAAACTAGCTGGAATGTCCTAATTCCTACAATCCGTAAGGACAACTCTGAGATATGGATTACCTTTAATCCGGAACTAGAGACCGATGACACCTACCAGCGTTTTGTAGTGTCTCCACCAAATAACGCAATAGTCCAAAAGATTACCTGGCGCGATAACCCGTGGTTTCCCCAGACTCTGCGGGAGGAGAAAGACAACCTCCATATGCGGGACATCGAGGCCTACAACACAGTCTGGGAGGGCATCTGCCGTAAGACCGTGGATGGAGCGGTATTCGGTAACGAGATAACCCTTGCTGACCTTGAGGGGCGAATTACTAAAGTCCCATACGATCAAATGAAAGGGGTTCATGCGGTCTTTGATCTTGGCTGGTCTGACAATACGGCCATTTGGTTTGTCCAATTCATTGGGTTTGAGATCAGATTGATTAAATACATTGAGGACAATCAAAAGACCATGTCCTATTACATGGCCGAGATGCAGAAGTTTGGGTATCACTACGACACCATTTGGCTGCCGCATGATGCTGAGAACTCAACTCTGGCAGCTGCTGGGCGCTCAATTGCCGACATTGTTAGGGCAGCCGGTTACAAGGTGCAGATTGTGCCAAGGACTCCAACTGCGGACTCTATCAATGCAGCCAGGACAATATTCAACAAGTGTTATTTTGATAGAGAAAATTGCCATCAAGGATTACAATGTTTAAGACATTACCGATATGATGTGGACCCAGATACC